AGAGACTGTCATTGACTTTAAACAATCTAATAGACCCAAGAGAGAGGAATGGATTGGAGATTATAAATTACAATGTGGTGCATATGCCATGGCTCATGATCAAGTACATGGATCTAGTATTGAACAAGCTATCATAATGGTATGTACCCCTGACCTATATTATCAAGAATTTAGAATTGATGGGGCTAATTTACGTAGAGCAAAACACGATTTTTTAAGGAGATTAGATCAGTATTATGATTTAATGAAAGACGAAAAAGAAAAAGCAGAAGTAAACATAAACAGGGAGGACTATTTTAATGGCGCGTGAAATGATCTACAAAGCTTTGATTGCGAAATACGAAGCTGAAATAGCAGATGCAAACACTAAAATATCTATTATGATGACTGAGTCTAGAATTATACCAGAGCATACAGATATTACAGGGGAGATCGACAAACACTTGGACAGGATTGAGGCAGCTCAATCAAAGATGGCAATATTGCAGCGAATTTATGGCATAAATTAGGCAAGATTTTGCGACTAAATTTAGTCGCAAAGCAGTCGCAACGAGTCGCATTAGTCGCAAAACTGCTGTTCATTTTGGGTTTTTAGATGAAAATACAACTTCAGGTAGTAATTCAAGGTAACTTTGCGACGTTTGCGACCTCTTGCGACCCCTTTGCGGGTCGCAAAAATTTCGTTAAATTAGTCAATAAACTCAACGATTTTTGGTCCTCTATAGTACCATTTTACCCTTTGCGACCAGTTTTTTATTTTTTAGTTAGAAAGTGTGATATAATAATTTATAACACATATAAGGTCGCAAATCTAATTATGGCAAAATTATGGCAAGAAAAAGAAAAAAGAGATACAAACACGCTCTTGTAAATAAAAAGAAATATTACTTCTATCAGATCCGTTGGGTTGATATCACTTCCGACGGAGGCCATGCTACTGCTGAAGAGTTTGATAAGTCCGAAGCTTGTATTATGCTTACTCAAGCATATGTTTACAAGAAAACTAAAAAATTTTTATACACATTTAGTACGTTTGACACTAAAGAAGAATGCTTTTCAGATAGAAACATTTTTCCCATTGGTTGCGTTATTAAAATGGATAAAATAACAACATAATAGGAAACAAAATGATTGATTGGCTTGTAGACAATCGTTATCTATTCGGCTTCAATCAACCAAGAGGGAGGAAACATGTTCGGAAACAACGAAGAAAACGAAAAAAACAAAATCGAACAACTAGAAGAAAAGGTGGAGGCGTTAGAAAACAAAATCGCAAACATCATGGACGTTCTAGAAATGCAAGATGATGTTGAAGTTGAAGAAGATGATGGCGAAGATATCGAAGACGACGATAGAGATTAATCTTTTTTGTTGCCCTCGATCTTTTTAGGGTCGGGGGTAACGTCTATAATTTGAGAGTAATCCTCTTCAATCTTTTTCATTCTAGCTTCTAATTCTTCAATAGACATATCATCTAATTTACCAGTCTTAATAATCTTTCTATCTATGTATAACCCTGCGGCCTTACCTCTGTTTGTTTCTGCGTTTACGGCTGATGAGAAACTACCTTTTTTCAAAGCTGCTTCTTTTATTCTTGATAATTCTGCTACGTGGTTTTCATAGTTAACTTCAAACTTTCTTAATCTTTCTTGTTTTAATTTATCTACGTATTGCACCACGAGAGGAGATAGTCTTGGATTTAATAACTCTGAGCCTTCAGACCTAGCTCTTTTTTCGCTATAACCTGCGAGTTTTGCCGCTTCCGTTTGTGATAAAGGTCCGTCAGGTCCACCAAATACTATGTATTCTGCAAACCTTTTTTGCATTTCTGTTAATCTCTTTGGTACTCCCATATTGACTTTTTAAGGGAACATTCCTATAATGTCAAGTATGGTAACAAGTAATAAAGATGCCAAAAGAATTTGGCAAGAAATAGAGAAAGTTAAAAACACAAAACAAACCGAGAGTGTAGACCCTCATTATGACGCTGGGCCTTTTGCTGGTGATTTAAAACATCATGGTGATTTTAATAAAATGAAAGAGGAAATAAATAAAGATCCTAACTACAACGTTTATCCAGAAAGAGGACCAAATGATTTAGAGCAAAGAATACATGACTTAATGAAAATTAATGTTGAACACCATAATCTAAATGCAGAACTTAGAAAAGATATTAAACAACTAGAACAAAAAGTAGAATTTTATACAATACAATTAGATCAATTAAAAAAAGAAAACCAAGAGCTTAGAGGTAAACAACAAAATCCAGTTGCAAATCTTAGAGACAAAGGTGGTCTTTAATGTATGTTAAACATCTTCAAGAATATTTATCTAAGTTTACTGAAGGTAATAATGGTAGACAAGGTAATGCCGTAAGTGATGCTAAAATATATATCATGACACAAAGAGGTTATCTTGAAGAAATAAAACGTATTGAAGTGCATGAAAGTACAAACCCGCTTGATAGTTCTATTCGTGTTGTATTAAAACCAAACCGAGAAGAGAAACTAATACTTCCACCCGGATATATTAAAGACTATTAATTATTTTTTCTTTCTACGCCTGATGGGTAGAATAAACTCCTTAATAACTTCGTTGCCTCGCTTGTTCGTCCACTCGCCTGTGATTCGCTTGTCGCCTGTCGCTTGTGTTTCGGCAGAACGAAGAGCTTTCTTCAAACTTCTCGCCTGTACCTCGAACTCTTTGCTGCCTGTGAATTTGTATGTTCTCATTAATCTTTTTAATTTACTTCTGATCGTTGATCCCAAGCGTCTTGTATTTCTTTTTTAATTATGTAAATATCGTGTGGGTCATTGCAAACATCTGTTAAAAAATTTGCTATCCACCTGTCATAATCATCATCTAAATAGTACTCTACCATTTCTTTTGTTATCATATTATCCTTTCTGCTCTCTCGCTTGTTGTTTTAACTTATTAATTAAATTTTCTACTTCATCACACACATACCAAAAAACCCAACTCATTTTGCCGTCCCACCAATCTTTCTCGTTTCCATAACCATAAACACCATAAAATTGATCTTTAGCAGTTAAATAAATATCTTCTTCGACTTGTAGCCACTCGATACCAATTTTACCCTCTTTATTCGGTTTAGGAAGTTTAGGTAATTTTTTTAAATTTCTAATGTATTTTAATATCCACGCTTTTAACTTACGTTCTCTTTTTTCTTTAGGTTTCATATTATCCTTTCTGCTCTCTCGCTTGTTCCTCTTCCTTTGTTTTTTCTTCGTAAAACCAATCTATATTCCTACCCTCTTTCAAACACCAAAGATAATGGTTGTATAGTATTGATCCATAGTCTCTACTCTGAACCGGCATCTTCGTCCTCGTTTGGTGTTTCAAAAGCATAGAACACATAGTCTTTACCAACCTTATCTCTAAACCATTGCACGGGGCATTGGTCTAACCAATCGTGAAATTCGTCTGACATTGGGCTTGGTTTCATTTAAGCTCACCACCTCTTTCTTCAACATAAAATTGTATTTCATCAAATAAAGTTGTCATACAATGGTCAGACAAGTTTAAACTATTTAATTTTATTGTTTCGCCATTTGGGTCTGTAAGTGTAATTTTTATACTTTCCCACTGCCACTCATTATTTTTCTTTTTTGCTTTCATAATATTATCGCCCCCAATATAAAACCTATTACAAAGCCAATGATACCCTCTCTATAATAGATTGACCAGAATTCTAACTTCTCTTTAATCTTTTTTGCTTTCATTTAAAAACACACTCCTAGTTCTTTTAAAGTGTTAGCTTGTTTATTTGTTATTTCTTTTTCTGAATAAACAGATATTGCATTCATCATGTAATTATCCCAAAATACGTTGTCGTCTAGCTCTGATTTTTTATCTATGTCCCAAAATCGCTTACAGTATTCCCATTCAGACATTTTCTTATCAAATAAATAATGCTCGGAGTGTTCATATTCACCAACTTGAATATCAAATTGTACCAGTATATTTTTCTTTTTTGCTTTCATTTTCCCCTTGTTTATTTCTTATAATATTCTTGGTTTTAAACCAATATGCTTATTTATTTCTAACTGAACTTCTGGATTGTCTTTCATATCTTCCTTACTTGGTACCCAAACATTATCGATTTGTTGTAAATAATCTGTGTCATGATTAAATACATCTACATCAATATCCTGTGGTGCTTTTTTAAGTATTTTAATTAAATCTTTCACTTTCATCATTCCCCCTTATTTATAGTGTCCACTTCATGGTTCGCTTTTTCTTGGTCTTGTTCTGCTTCTATGTGATCGTAATCAATGACTTCATAATTAAGTTTATCATGAAACTCTTTTGGAATTACAACATCTGTACAAACTCCACCCTCTATATATACTTTGATTGTTTTCATGCGGCTTCGTCCTCATCTTTTAATTCTTGGTTATTGTTTATATTTTTTAAATTACATATTCTACAAATTACTTCTTCATTTATGAAAAAAAACATCTTATCAGTTTGATTTTGTAAAATATCTTTATCTGGTTCTTCACCTAAATAGTTCTTTATTTGTTCAGGTGTAATTTCAAAGTCAGTTATTCCACATTTATTACATTCACTCATCCTCGCCTTTTCTTTCTATTAAGTTCACTCGCAACATAATCAAGTGCATCCCAAGCGTTATTCTTTTCTTCTTCATTATGTTCTTTATCACCCGAATCATACATCATGTCGAAGTATTCTACTGCATGATTTAATATATTTATTGCTTCTCTTGTTTTCATTTGCTTAACTCCTCTATACTTTTTTTAATGGGTCAGTTTCTTCTATTTGTTTCTCTAATTCAATAATTCTTGTTTGTATGTGTAATTTAAGATCCATTAACTCTAGCAATCTACCATGCAAACTGCCGCTTCGACTTGTATTTTGAAGACTTTTTGTAAGTTCAAACAAAAAATCTTTATTTTCTTCACTCGATTTCATTTCCAACTCCTTATAAATTGTGGCATATATTTTGACTTTCTTTCTTCTTGATCCTCACGAAACTTCTCAAAGCTATCTGCGTTTGTAGTTTGTATATCGTGATATTCGTCAATCAACAAATCGGGATCACACCCGTTGTCAATCATATCTTGAAGTTCTTTTAATCTTTTATCTTTCCAATTTTCTTTCATACTCCCCTATTTATCCAGCATTATCCCTATTGTCAATAGTTATTTTTAAGGTTTTAGAATGTGGCTTTTTTGTGTTAGTGTTGCCTTAAAAAAGCCATGTTACCCGAAAGAAAATTATACCAAAAATTAAAGAAAAATACTCCCAGTATTCTGTGGAATAGAATAGAGAATTTAAGCCTTTTAGGTATGCCTGACTTGTTGGGATACAACAAGAATAACCAATTCTTCACAGTTGAATTAAAAGTCGTAAAAGGGAACAAGATTAGGTTTTCCCCTCATCAAATTGCTTGGCATAAACAACACCCTGATAATACTTTTATCTTGGTCGAGACCCTCGATCCGTGTTCCTCGAAAACTTCTTCGTTGTCCCTGTATCGTGGTTCAAGGATCATGTCGCTTGTGCGTTATGGTATGAAAATTAAGCCTGTCGCTTGTGACTTTGTCGCTTGTGCGTTGATGTTTGAAAATTTAGAAGCTTGACCCCAGAACCAATTCCGTCTGTGATTAAAAAACCACCGATGAGACGTTTATTGGTTCAGGGTTCAAGCTTCATGATCCGTAGGTTATTTAATCCTTAACCTACGGATCACGGTTCAAGCTATTTTTTTCTCGCTTACCTCACCCACTATAAAACGAGGGTCACATTCAATATTTATTGTTTTATCGTTCAAAGTAGCTTTTTTATAAAGCATATCGTCAATATAAAAATGATACGTTCTCGTGCCGTCCTCGTGTTTTTTGTGGGTCACACGAGTTCTTACAAATTCGTGTGAATTGCTTTTGCTTGTGCCGATTAAGATTTCATTTGTGCCTTCATTTTTAACGCCATAACACTTTGAACCCTTATAGATACAAGCTTGGATTTTATTCCATATCGGATAACTTGCCATTTTTTACTCCCTTGATTATTGCTTTCATACCTTTTTATTATTAACAAAATTGTGGCAATATAAAGGCACAGACCCAAAATGGACGGTTTGTCCTAGAATGTCCTTTAAAAAATAAAATAAATTATTATTATAATTTTTAATGAAAGAAAAAGAAAAAACATTGTTAAAAAAATTAAGGTCAAATTATACTGTTATGCAGTTTCAAAACTGGGTGTTGTTTGGTCTTATGACAGGCAATTTTAAAAACTACTCCAAAGCTTTTAGAAGTGAAATTGCCAAAACTGTACAAGATATAAAAGATAGAAAGAGGTTAATAAATGAAAATAAACTATAACGAAGTTAAAACGCTTAAATCTTTCTATGGCGTTAAACTGCGAGGGAACGAAAGCTTTAGCGAATTGCTAAAAATCGAGCAAGACTACAAAGACAGAATAAAAGAACAGGAAGCCAATATCCAAAGAATAGACGCTCAAACAAAAGGGGTTAAATGGTAGAAATATTCACACAAGCCCCGCTTGAATTAAGAATATTAATATCAGGAATTCTGGGCGGTTGGGCGTGGTTCATGTTCCGTGAATACAGAGCCGAACAAAAAAGACAATTAAAAAAATACGAAGTAATAAGACCAAAACCAAAATTAACATTAGTTAAAAAATAAACCGATTATCTCCCTACGTTAAGTTGACCCCGCCCCGTGTATCACGGGGCGGGTTTTTTTATGCGTGTAGGGGTCTCAAACGGGTTTGGTTTTTGGTTTGTTTTTTGACCCCACCCACCCTTAACGTGCCTACATAAACGTAAATGTGTATATATATGCTTGATTTACATAGTCATTCCCCGTAAAATACCTTTCGAAATAAAAAAGCATAGTAAAAAAAATTTTTCAAAAATTTTTTATGAATCGAAATATTGATATCAGTAGATTACCCCTGGACGTTCAAAAAGAATATCTTAAACTAAAAGTTAAACGTAGTGAAAAAGAAGTTCAGTTAAAAGCAAAGAATGATTTCATATCCTTTGTAAAATGTATGTGGCCAGATTTTATTGAAGGCGCTCATCATAGACATATAGCAGAAAAATTTAATAAATTAGCAAACGGTGAAATAAATCGTTTGATCATTAATATGCCACCAAGGCATACTAAATCTGAGTTTGCATCTTACTTGCTACCCGCGTGGATGGTGGGCCGTGATCCAAAGCTCAAGATCATTCAAGCAACGCACACGGGCGAACTTGCAGTAAGGTTTGGCAGAAAATCTAAAAACTTAATTGATAGTGATCCTTATAAAAAAATATTTTCTACAACATTACAAGAAGATTCGAAAGCAGCTGGTCGTTGGGAGACAGCTCAAGGGGGCGAATACTTTGCAGCTGGTGTAGGTGGAGCTATTACAGGACGAGGCGCGGATCTATTAATCATAGATGACCCGCACTCAGAACAAGACGCACAATCCAAAACAGCTTTAGAACTTGCTTACGAATGGTACACATCAGGACCAAGGCAACGTTTGCAACCCGGTGGCAAGATTGTTTTAGTTATGACGCGTTGGTCACAAAAAGATTTAACAGGATTACTTTTAGCAAATCAGAAAGAAGTAAAATCTGACCAGTGGCACGTGGTCGAGTTTCCGGCGATCATGGACCACGGATCACCTG